CAAGAGGTTTTACCCGATGCAGTAAGTGGAGAGAAAGATTCAGAAGAAATGCAAGGTGTTGATTACTCTAAAATAGTGCCTTTGTTGATTAAGAGTATTCAAGAGTTAACAGCTAAGGTTGAAGCGCTGGAAAATAAATAGTATAAAAAATAATTGTATATTTGTAACAAATTAAATATAATATGAGTGTAGCACAAGTAATTACTGAAGAACAATTAAAATCTATTAAAAGAAGTCAAGGTAAGATTAATGAAATCTTAATCAATATCGGATTCCTTGAAACAAGAAAATGTGAACTATCTAAATCTTATGAAGATGCTTCAAAAGAGATGCAAGTTATTAAAAATGAACTTGAAAAAGAGTATGGAGCAATTAACATAAACTTAGATGATGGTAGCTTTACTGCCGAAGAATTGAAAGAAGATTAAATGGATATTAGAAAAATATCTATTGGAAGTGACTACAAGTCTAGCGCTATGCATTACATACGTAATCAAGAGGTTCTGGGCGGTAGTTACGCCATACACTTAATCAAGCACTTTGTAGAAAATAATTCTATAAAAATTTGGATTGAAAATAAACAAGGAGAGGTTTTTCTTTGGAAAGAATTTAATTCAAATATGCCTATATCAATAGAGTATAATATAAATTTTTAATGAAATCACCATTTTATTTTATTGTAGAACCCTACAATGGAAAAAGGTATGATAGCACAAAAGAAGTTGGTAAAAAAAAATTAATTACTAGTACTTCTAAGGAAGATCATATTGCTTCTAATAGGTATGCAACAGTTACAGAAACCCCTATAAATTACACAGGCCCCATTGAAATAGGTGACACTCTTTTAGTTCACCATAACGTGTTTAAATATTATAACGACATGAAGGGTAGGGAAAGAAGTGGTAAGAGTTTCTTTAAAGACGATATGTTTTTTATTGAATACGATCAGTTTTTTATGTATAAACAAAAAGGAGTATGGAATTCACATTCTAAATACTGTATGGTAAAACCCGTTCCTAAAGAAGATTACTATTTAAAAAGCAATGAAGAAGAGCAGCCTTTAATGGGTGTAATAAAATATTCTAATAAAGAATTAACTGAGAAAGGAATTGTAGAAGGTTCTAAAGTTTCATTTAAACCAGATAGTGAATATGAATTTACTATTGATGACGAGAAACTATATAGAATGTTTACAGACAATATAACTCTTTTGTTTTAATATGGATGTAAATAAGATAAAGCTAGAAATTATAGCTGCTGGAGAAACAGCAGTAGAGCAATTAGTTAGTGTTGCTAAGGAGAAGATAATAAAGATTGATGCCGAAGATCCTTTAGCTGCAGACAAGTTAAAGAACGCAGCAGCAACAAAAAAACTCGCTATATTTGACGCTTTTGAAATATTAAACCGAATTGAAATAGAAAAGAACTTAATAGAAGGAAACGATATAAAAGAAAATAAATCCGTACAAGGTTTTGCTGAACGAAGATCAAAGTAGTTTAATAAAGGAATTATCAAATTATATTCCAAAAACTGTTATAACTAATAAAAACAAGTCAAAATCTTGGGCCTATGGTTATAATGAAAAGTACGATTGCGTTGTAGTTTCAAAAAGCGGTCAAATTCAAGACTTAGTAGAAATAGCTGGATTAAAAATAGCATTACCCAAACCGCCAACAAAAATACATTCAAGAAGTACTAAATCATCTGAACAGTATTGGGAAAACACTGACCTTCCAAAAGAGTTAAAATCAATAAAATCAATTTTTCAATGGCACAATGCACCTACTTCTTTTAAGAGCAAGTGGGTTGATTACGTTGAAATTGAGTTTGATAGAAGGGAAGAAGGTTTTTGGTTTATGAGTAATGGTAAGCCTACTTATATAACAGGTTCTCATTACATGTATATTCAATGGACTAAAATAGATGTTGGTCTACCTGATTACAGAGATTCTAATAGAGTTTTTTATCTTCATTGGGAAGCTTGTAAAGCAGATAAAAGAAGTTTTGGACAAGACTACTTAAAAATAAGAAGGTCAGGATTTTCTTTTATGGCTAGTGAAGAGTGCGTAAATATAGGTACTATAACGAAAGATGCTAGGATTGGGATACTATCTAAAACAGGAGCAGATGCTAAGAAAATGTTTACAGATAAAGTTGTTCCAATATCAAACAATTATCCTTTCTTTTTTAAACCTGTGCAAGATGGTATGGATAAGCCTAAAACTGAATTAGCTTATAGAGTTCCTGCATCTAAGATTACAAAAAAGAATATGTATGAAGAAGATGCTGAAATAGTTGAAGGACTAGATACCACCATTGACTGGAGAAGTACAGGAGACAACAGTTATGATGGAGAGAAACTAAAGTTATTAATACATGATGAATCTAAAAAGTGGGAAAGGCCTAATAACATATTAAACAACTGGCGTATTACTAAAACATGTCTAAGACTAGGTAGTAAAATAGTTGGTAAGTGTATGATGGGTTCTACATCTAATGCTTTAGAAAAAGGGGGAGAGAACGGAAAGAAATTATACTATGACTCGGATGTTTCTAAAAGGAATTCAAACGGTCAAACAAAGAGTGGATTGTACAGCTTGTTTATTCCAATGGAGTATAACATGGAAGGATTTATAGATAGATACGGAATGCCTGTTCTTACAACTCCTGAAGAACCTGTAATGGGTATTGATGGAGAGATGATATCTCAAGGTGCTATTAACTATTGGCAGAATGAAGTTGATTCATTGAAAAATGATGCAGATGCTTTAAATGAATTCTACAGACAATTTCCAAGGTCTGAATCTCATGCTTTTAGAGATGAGAGTAAACAATCTTTATTCAACTTAACAAAAATATATCAACAGATAGACTACAATGATTCTTTAATAAAAGACCATTTTTTAACAAAGGGTTCATTCTCTTGGAAGAATGGAATAAAAGATACTGAAGTTATTTTTAGTCCGAACAAGGCAGGTAGGTTTTTAGTATCATGGACTCCTAATAAAGGTTTACAAAACAATGTTATAACTAAGAACGGATTAAAATTCCCAGGTAATGAACACCTTGGTGCGTTTGGATGTGATAGTTATGACATATCAGGAACAGTTGGTGGTGGAGCTTCTAACGGAGCGTTACATGGATTGACTAGATTTCATATGGATGAAGCACCTGTTAATGAGTTTTTTCTAGAGTATGTAGCTAGACCTCAGACTGCTGAGATGTTTTTTGAAGACGTATTAATGGCATGTGTTTTTTACGGAATGCCAATTCTTATAGAGAATAACAAGCCAAGACTTTTGTATCATTTTAAAAATAGAGGTTACAGGGGTTACAGTATTAACAGACCTGATAAACCATATAATAAATTATCAATTACTGAAAAAGAACTAGGTGGAATGCCAAACAGTTCAGAGGATGTTAAACAAGCTCATGCAGCAGCTATAGAATCTTACATTGAGAAATATGTTGGATTTGATATGGAGGGTAACTACAGGGACTCTGATGAAATAGGTTCTATGTATTTTATAAGAACTCTAGAAGATTGGGCTAGATTCAATATAAACAACAGAACAAAGTTTGATGCATCTATTAGTTCAGGTCTAGCGATAATGGCTATACAGAAGAACATGTATGCTACCATTAAAAAACAATCAAAAATAAAACTTAACTTTGCAAGATACGATAACAAGGGAAGTTATAGTGAAATTATAAAATAAATGGAAGACATAAAAGTAAATATTAATCCAACAGGGTTTCCTAGTCAATTTGTTTCTGACGCCTCAAAAAAAAGCTCTGAATTCGGATTGCAAATAGGTCAAGCTATACAATACGAGTGGTTTAGAAAAGATGGCGGAGGAAGTAGATTTTATAATCAATGGGCTGATTTTCACAGACTAAGGCTATATGCTAGAGGTGAGCAGTCAGTTGCAAAATATAAAAACGAACTAGCTGTAGATGGTGATTTATCTTACTTAAATCTAGACTGGACTCCTGTTCCAATTATTCCTAAATTCGTAGATATTGTTGTTAACGGAATGTCTGATAGACTTTTTAAAGTTAATGCATATGCTCAAGATGGAATGTCTTTGGATAAGAGAAGTGATTATCAAGTTCGTATTGAAAAAGATATGTTGGCTAAGGATGCTATGAAGCAGGTTCAAGAATCTTTTGATGTAAAAACATTTTCAATGGATGAAGAGGAGCTTCCTAATACTTCAGAGGAACTATCACTTCATATGCAGTTAAAGTATAAACCTTCAATTGAGATAGCTCAAGAAGAAGCAATAAACACTGTATTAGCTGAGAATAGATATCACGAAATACAAAAAAGATTACATTACGATCAAACGGTAATAGGTATTTCTATGTGTAGAAATAGTTTCTTACCAGGATCAGGAATATCAATAGAATATGTAGACCCTGCAAATGTGGTTTATAGTTATACAGAAGACCCTCACTTTAATGATTGTTTCTATTGGGGTGAAATTAAAACTTTACCAATTACAGAGTTAATAAAAATAGATCCGAGCTTGACTAGAACGGATATGAATGAGATATCTCAATATAGTCAGAGTTGGTATGATTACAACAATACAGCACAATATTACAATAACAGTTTGTTTAGTAAGGATAGTGCAACTATTTTGTATTTTAATTACAAAACAACTAACACGTTTACTTACAAGAAAAAAATAAATGCAGCAGGTGCTGAAAGACTAATAGAA